GTCTTCGGGTTTCTGGTAGTCGGCCAGCAGGCTGGTCAACAGGGCTTCAGGTACGTCGTGTTTCTTGGTACTCATGGTGTCTCCGGACAAGTCGGCAGTTTCCTGCCAAAGGTCCGTTTACACAAAATTCAGGACAGGCCCATACCGAGCGAAAGATCAGCGTACCGACGTCCCCCTGAAACGCAAAAAAGCCACCCCGAAGGATGGCTTGAATGCTTGCTTCTACCGCTATGTTTGGCTCCCCCTACCTGGGCGCGAACCAAGGACCTGCGAATTAACAGAGAGCCGACGCCGGTCAGGCTTCGGTAGGGTTCACTGGGTCAGCGTGCGCATCCTGTCCAACTTCTCGACGACAGCCTGATAGAGATCCCCGTCGGCATCGGGATTGCGGTCAGGGTGGTGGGCGCTACGGATCTTTTTCAGCGCAGTCATATCGTCGGGCAGGTCGTGCACCTTGGTCACCCGGTCGCCGTTCTTGACCATCTCGCGCTGAACCTCGGCCTCTGCGCCTTCGCGTGTGTCATGCAGCCACCTGCTGCCAAGACGCCAGCCATCCTGGGTCTTGCGCGGGGATTGATTTCTCTCGCCATCAAACCAGACCCATTTGCCGGTGTCAGGATCCAGTTCAAAACGAATGGTGGTGATGCCGTAGGTGTAAACGGGCGGCTTGAGGTCCTTGGCGAACATCTTGAACGTGCCGACAGTCCCCACGGCAGCTAGGTAATACGCGCCATCCTCATGGGGGCAGAACGCGCCGCTGGGCACGGGCTTGGGCGTTGGCTCAGGCTTGCTGTCGTTACGTGACGGCTCTGCTGTGGTGTCGTTACGTAACGGATCCTTTTCAGCCGAGCGGCTGGTGCGCCATGCTGCCCGGCGTTGTGCGTTGGTCACTGGTGTTGCTCCTTACTCAATATTGCTGGAAACCCGCTGGGATCGCCCCTCGCTGAAGGGTCAGGCCTTAAGCGAACCGATGAGGCTGTCCGAGCGTGTTTTCTTGTGGGACATATCTGCTTGACCAAACTGTTACCCGAAAGCCGGCTTGGCTAGGGTTGGACAGAATTGAAAAAGCCCCGCATCGCTGCGAGGCTCTTCGAATTTGGCTCCCCGACCTGGGCTCGAACCAGGGACCTGCGGATTAACAGGCCTACCGGGGCCTCTGCTGGACGCGTTTATACACGTTTTGGCACGTCACGGAAAGAACAAAAGCCCAGGGCGTCGCTGCCGGATTACCCCGACAGACACAAAAAACCCGGCGCGTGGGCCGGGTGTCTTTGCAGCACTCGATGGCTTCAGGCCATCGCTAAAATTTGCTGCATGCCTAGTTCGCCGCGATCATGCATAGCAGCCCAGCGGAGCGCCTTGGGGTCATTGTTGAGCAGACGAAGAAAGTAGCGCTTGAGCTTAGGCAGGTACTCTTTTGGCACTTGCGATAGATTTTCAAGCATGTCGCGCACCCACGGGGAATGCCCGTCGCCAGTTATAAGCCATTCAATACTGATGTGCAGATCTCGGGTGATCAAGCTAATCGTGTGGCTGTTGCTGGGTATGACGCGCCGTTCAGCCAGCGCGCCACCGTGCGCGCCTTGCGCCCTGTGGCAGCCTCCAGGCGTTTGATTTTCTCTTGGGTGTCGGTAATGCCGCGATGCTTGAAAGCCTCATTCAAACGCTTGGCAAAGGTAGAATTGGCAGTAGCCATGATCGTTTCCTTGTAAACGGTTTTGGTCAGGGGTGGCCTTGCGCTTCAACGCTTGGTCGCCCCGCTCTCATCCAACCAGGCTATTCCTACGGAGTAATTCCGCCGTCAGGTCCGCAATTTCCTCAGCCGTCGACCTGCAGGCCCAGAAGTAACTCGCCAGGGAACCGGCCAGACAGTCCAAGCTCGACTCTCCCGCGACGGATAGCATCGCATTGAGCTGCGACTGCTTCGCGTTCAACTGGTCCTCCAGGTCGGTCACGGTAGCGGAGGGCGCGAACTGGTAGACGCCAGGCGTCGCCGTGAATCGAAGTGCTGGGGATTGGGGGATAATTGATGCAGCCATGATCGTTTCCTTGTAAACGGTTTTGGTCAGGGGTGGCCTCGCGCTTCAACGCTTGGTCACCCCGCTCATCCAACAGGGTGTCGGATGGGTCGAAGCCTACACCGCGCCGCCCGAAATGCAAAATAGCGCCCCGCCAGGATCGACGCAGCGCGTCTGAATTCGTGCGCTTGATACCTTCACCCATCCCGTAAAAGAAAACCCCGCCACAAGGGCGGGGTAGTGACGCTCAGCTATGCCAAAAGGTGGTGGCACGTCCGGTCGCGTCCGGGTGATGGCTCAGCCGCGCCATCACCGCCGGTGCACCGCATATTTGCCCGAGCTGGTGCGTGACTATGCAGGCGCTCATCTCGCCACGCACCAGGTGATTCAGTTGAGCCCGTGCAGCTTTTGCACCGCTTCCTTGAAAGGCTGAATTTTTTCGGCCAGGTATGCGGCCAGGTCGTCGGGGCGCTTGGCTTCCTGCAAGGCCTCCAGATCGCGCTTGGCCCCATTGATGCCTGCCAACAGGTCGCTGACCATCAAGCCGTTGGAGACCTGCTCCGTGGTGTAGCCACCAGCCAACAGCCGCACCCGACGCGTACCAGATGCAAACCCGTTGCGCGCTTTATCAGCCAGTTCCGTGAGTTGGCCCATTGCCTGCGCGATGCGCGGATCGGCCAGCCTGCGCAACTTGATGCGCAGTTTGTCTCCGGTGATAGGGGTCGAGGTGTCGAGTGCGCCCAGCTCGTGCCGCGTGGCTTTAAGCTCTGCCTCAAGCTCGGCAATCCTTTTTTCCAGGGCGGGGCGCACCTTTTCCAGCGTGGCGGCGCGCTTCGCTTGTTCTTCCTCGAACTGTGCCAGGCGCGCAAGGATGCCGGCGCGCTCCAACTCTTTGGCGTCTTGCGCTTCATCCTTCAGGCGGTCGATCACCCCGCCATCGGACAACAGTTGTACTGCTTCATCCAGACTTGTCGAAGCCATGATCACGCCCTCGCTGCCAGCGCGACCAGGTGCGATTTGCTCGCGCTGGCATTCGGCGGCGTGACAGGCGCGCCAAGTGCCGGCATGCCGTCCATGCGAAACGCCAGCTTGAACGCGGTCACGTCCTGGTCGAACCACAGGTGCATGGACTGATTCAGTTGCGGGGTCTTGGACGCAGCGATGTAGTAACGCATATCAGCCAGGATCAGGTCGCCAGGCGTGCCAGGCGCGGGGCAGGCGTCGGTTAGCAAAATGGGCAGGCCGGCCAGCGTGCGGGTGGCGCTGTCGAAGCCCGAGAGATTGACCATCTGGCCATATGCTGAAGGATTTGCAATCCACATCGAATCCATCGGCGTCAACGCGCGGGCGATCATGGCGGCGATGTTGGCGTCAACGATGGATCCCGCAGCCTGGCTGCCATCTTTCGCAACGGTAATCAGGGACCCTGAATTCAGAATCCCGAGCGGCACACCGGCGCCGTTGCCGCTGATTATTGCGGCATTAACCCTCAGGGTCGCGGCGGTTTGCAAGGCAAGCGGCAGCCAGGCAGCCAGGGCGTCGGAATCTTCGAGCAGTTCGTCCGTTACCGGCACGAGGACCACAAGTTTTTTCAGCGTGAATTGGGTCATGTCCAACTTCGGCCGTTTCTGGTCGAGTTGCACGCCCTCGGACTCCCAGGCAGCAACGATGCCATTGCTGTTTCCGTAGGCCGTAGCAAAATCTAGCGGCAGTTCAATCGAGCCGCCACGGGTAATGGGCAGCTCGTGACAGTGCGGCAGCAGCGCGCCCGATTCGGCCATCAGGATCGCGCGGGCAGCGTCCACGGGCACGGCATACCCGCCCGCTTGGCCGTCCAACGTCGTGCCAAAGCTGGTGGCCAGGGCCATCGGTGCGGCTCGCCGAACAGCCACAGCGATTTGGCCGATGCGGGCTTGTTGAGAATTGGTCAGCATTTCTTACTCCAGGTTGTGTGTGGGATTTCAGTTTGTTGCTGTCGGCGTGACATTCACATAGCTCGATGTCACGAAATGATGCGGCGCACCTGGCGCTCTCCGGGCATATCTACGCCTGCATCCTCAGCGGCTTGGCAGGCGAAGAAGTAAGCACGCCGCAATGGTGACGCGTCGGCGGGCGGCTCAGCCAGGTGGCGCTGCTGCGGCCAGGCACGCGCATGGAATTCATGCAAATCGTGCGTGAGGATTCGAGGGCTGCCCACCAGGTTATGCGCGTTGCGGATCGCGTCGTCGCGCCGCGCCAATGCATCATCACGGTCAAGGCGGTGTGGTAACGCATCGAGCACACGCGCCTGCGCGGCCGCATCTATCCCGGCTAGGGACAGTGCGACGCGAGCGGCGTGCTGATAGCGTTCGATCACCTGGTGGGGCCTTGTGCGCTATTCGGCCGGGTCGCCTTCGGTTACATGCGGCCACTGCGACAGACGCACCAGGAACGCGTCGAACGCGACGGCCAGCATGTTTTCGACCTCTTGCATTGCCTTGCCTTCGGCTTCACGCGCCAGGCGCGCCGGCTCGTCCTGCCATATCCGCCGCGCTGTCACCGCCGCCGCCTTGAGTCGCGGCTCAAGCATGTCTGCCCGGATCAGTTGCTTACGCCTCTCGGCGTTGTCCATCTCCACCGCCTGTGCCTTGGCAAGCGCCAGGCGGTTGCTGGGGGTCTCGGGTTGCACCTTGCCCAGCTCACGCTCGACCAGCCAGCGGATGCATGCCTCCGATTCATATTCGCTGGGCACACCAGGCCCACCGCGCATTGCAACCGGGAAACCGAGCTGCTGCCAGGTGTCGATCGTCTCGCGGGATACCCCGAACAGGTCAGAAACCCTTTGTTGTCCAATGATTCTCATAGTCAGTAAACCCCTAGTAAGTTAGAGAACTAGCGAAAATCTGCGATCGTTCCGCGCCGTATGTAGACCGGCTGGGAAGGACCCAAGGAAGGGGGGGCTATAGCTGTGCACACGTCTGCACAAGTCGGCTGCATCGATGGCCAAGCCATCCAAGCGCGGCGCGATTGCGCCAACACAACACGCAGGCAAGCATCAACAACCCATCCCCCCACCCGGCAGTAATAAAAGGCTAGAAGTGCCGAAAGTAGCTTTCGCACCTTTCGTGCCTTTATTACGGGTTGGGTGCTTCCTGAGCCTTGAAAGCCTTTATTCACAAGGAAAGAAAGAAAACACTTATTAAAACCTTCTAGGGAATCAGCTAATAAAGGTGCGAAAGTCCACATCACTCAGCCCCCTTCATGGCAAGCGGGTTGACCAGGTAATAGATCGGTGGGCGGCCGCCTGTTGCCGTCCCCTTGTGCGGGCCGGTGATGAGGTTGCGGGTCTTGAGTGTTTCGAGTGCGACGACCAGGCGGTCGATCTTGTCGAAGCGCGTGTGGTGCGCGCGGTGCAGGTCGGATCGCAGGAACTCGGGTTCGCCCTTGCGCTCAATCCAGCGCCAGCACACCTTGGCATCGTCGGTGGCAGGGTCGGCCCCGATCAGATCGAACACGGCTTGCGCGTGACGTATGAGCCGCAGGCATAAGCCGACAGCGCGCTTCATGGTGTCCTCGTTGATTGCCTCTGCCGGCTTGCCGTGCCCCGCAACGTGGAACAGACCTGCCACCCGCAGCGCGCCGCCTGGTAACTTCGCGCACCAGTCGCGCATGGATTCCAGCGGCCCGCCTTCTGCCTGTTCGTTCTCGATCTTCTGGGCAAACTTCACCCACAGATCGCGCGCCTCGTCGGACAGCAACAGTACGTGTTCATCGTCTTCGCCTTCTGCCACATCGGTGCGCGGCTCAAGCTCCAGCAACCGCAGCACCTCGCCCCGGTAACGCCCCTCCAGGTCGGTCGAGATGGTGACGCGCCGCCCCATATCACGCTTACCGATACGGCTGGCAGGCAACCCGAAGAAGAAGCGCGCGAAGGTGCCCGAGCTGCGGAACTTGCGCTTCGCGGCTGGGGCCATGTCCTGCAGCAGCCCAGGCTGCATCCCGAGTCCGAAGGTCAGCGCTGGCCGGTCGATCACTGCCGTGCGGCTGCCGCGATCCACCCGGACCGCCGAGCCGCTGTAGGATTGCAGCGCGACGTCAACAACGGACTCACCGCCCGAATACAGGCCCGCCAGCACGGCAAAAATGCCGCCTTCGTCGCTCATCACTGCCATGCGGCCATCGTGCTCGACCAGCATCCCCTGCAGTCGCTCGGGCGTAACGTCGCCCGTAAAGAACCGCGGCGGTCGCAGCTCGTCCGGCGTCTGTTCCGCCAGGTCGGTGATTTCACGCACCAGCTCGCCGCGTCGCACCGGGCTATCCTCTTTCGCCGCATCGGCTTGCAACTTTTCCGCGCGGCGCTGGCTGATCTTGCGCAGGGTGTCGCGCTCGACAATTTCGGTGCGCATCTGGTCGGCCAGCTTCGCTTCCTTCAGCAGCACCGGCTTGAGTAGCCGCTGGATAAGCGCGCTCTTGCGCTCGCCCGAATCGGCCAGGATCACCGTCCAAATGCATACCGGCTCGCTGTAGTCATCGCCAAACGGTGAAACCTTGAACTTTCGCTGCAAGGCCAGCCCAAAAACCGACAACGTGAAGAGAACGGCCATCGTCGGCGGCGTTTGCAACGCCTCGGATAGTGCGGCGGCGTACTCGCCAAACACACCAGGCAGCAGATCGGTCGGAAGCTCGGGGGTTTCGATTCGGTTGAATGGAAGCGGCTTATCCCAATTCCCACCGCTGTCTGCTGCCGCCGCAGGATCGCCCAGGTTCGACGATCTCGCATCGGCCGGGGCTTGGGTATGGACAGGGCGCGGCGGCCGCCATCCGGCCTCCATTGCCAGCTTGAACAGCGTTGCGCCAGTGATGCCAGCACCCGGCTTAAACGACTTCCAGCGCTGCCGCAACTCGGCTTCGCCCGGATACTTGTCCGACTTCATGGACCAGATGTTCCAAACCGAGAACCCGGCTTCGCCCAGCTCGGCTTGGATCGCCATCCCCGCTTTTACCCAGTCATCATGACCGCAGCCCGGGCTGACATAGGCCAGCGCGCTTTCAACCTTGGCACAGCCTTCCTGAGCGGGTGCCGGGGCGGTCGCCGGCTTGTTGTCCCCCGTGCGCTTCCTGCCGCTGTCCACCGTCGCCTTGAGTCGCTTCAGGACCTTCTCGGGCAGCGGGTTAACCGTGCCTGGTGTAGCGGGGTAGCGGTGCCCGGTGAAAGTGAAATACTGCCGCCCGCAAAAAACCTCGACGCCGATTTCGTTCGACTTGAACGTATCGGTCGCACCGCTGCAGATAATGTGAACGCCCTTGCCGCTGGGGCTGAATTCGGTGTAGCTGCCGCAGGCAGCAATGATGGCGCCGCCGCGCTCGCACATTTCGCCTGTATCGAGATCGATCATCGCATCGAGGTCGATCCCTACCAGGCCGTCACCTGGTAGCAACGCCATGCCGACGCCGGAAAACTTCCCGCTGTCCAGCGCTGCCAGCGCCAAGGGGAGGTCAACCAAGGCGGCGCGGTCTGACTCAGATCCTTGCGCGCCGGTCCGGCGTTTTCCGTTGCAGTAGTACGGGACTTTCCTCGGCTTCTTGTCGCCAGGCTTGGATTCAAACCGCCACACCAGCCACTGTCGCCGGCTGGCCAGGTCGTCAGGGATCACGGAGAAGTCTTGCGCGATCGCGGATGATTGCCTATTATTTGACCTGCTGTTTTTTAAAGCCGCCTCCGTGCTCCCCAGCTCACAGGCGGCTTTTTCTTTGGACTGGATCACGCGCCCCCCCTTGTCGAGCGGTACAAGAGTTCGGCGGCGCGGGCAGCCTCTTGCGCCTCTTGTGCCATTGCGGTGGGCGGATGCCCGCCGTTGCGTTGCAGCTCGGCGGAGCAACGTCCGCAGACAACCCAGGCCGTCGATACAAT